AGTCATTGTTGAACCTCGTAGTGTGTAGAACTAATTTGTTCGGGGTCTTACAAAAGGAAAGCTGCTTACACGATGCCTCTAAAAGGGAGAACGCACCCTGTGGAACCGCACCGCGTCCTCGCTGGGAACCTTTAACTTCACGCGCTTGGGAAGTACGGCCCACCAGTTAGCCCGACCAGTGGCATCCCCTACGCAGGCAGCAAGCCGAACAACGGGATCAGTTGCTCCTTTATGCCCCATCATCAATGCTCGTGGTAATGCCGTGTAGCGTCTAACTGCCAGCAGTACTCCAGATAAGCTACCTGCCACTCAGCCTCACTATCCAGCATGTACTGCTGTATTGGGCTGAGCCTGATGCAGTCCTCAGCAGGAATACGGTCAAACAGACCAAGCAGGCGCACTGTTAGCCGCCACACAGCTTTGACCATTAGCCTTTGTCCTCGTTGAAGTTGACTACCTCAGTGACAGCGCCCTTGAAGCCGTGGTAATACAACACGCCTTTGCGCTGCTCATCTGGGCAGAAACATTCATAGCGAAGATCACGCACGATGTCGGTCAAAAGCGACAGAGCGTCATTCATTGCAAAAATGGCGTCTTGGTGACAAGTCTCAGTGTCGTCGTCGTACCAGTTACCCATTGCGCTAATAACTGCGCTTTGAATGACCTTGAGTTGCGCTTCGTGCTTTTCTAGCCACTCACCCTTGAGCACCAAGCGTTGCACTCTGTCTTGATGCATCTGCTTTTGACGGTCCTCGGCATCGTTCTTGTTCTGATCCATGATCGGGGTAGTCAAAGTGCGCTCCTTAATCGCGGCTTGAGTTTCAGACGGTTGGTTTGCCAAAGGCAGTGCCCAGGCGATCAGGTCATTGCCGTTCTGTGCAGGACCACGGATGGCAGCACGGATCGGCACGGTAGAAGGCACGATTGCCCACCAGTCTTCGTTGTCTGGCTCATAAACCAGCACATCAACAAAACCTTGGTGCTCGCTGTGCATGACGGCTACCTTGCCGCCTTGCTTCTTGCCGTTAGTGTCGCTCTGTTTGCTGTGGAACCAGCGGTAGGGAACCGCCTCGATGTTTTTTGGGGTTGTGGTGATTTCGGTCATGAGAAGCCTTCTTCAAGGTCAACGGTGATGCCGCATTCAGTCCAGAGACGTGCGGCGTACAGTTTGCGTAGCTCGCGGATTTCGCTAGCTTTCGACCAGTTCGCGTGACGCAGGAAGTAATACTCACGCGTTGTTTCCCATGTGTAGCCGATAAAGATCAGCTCACTTGGGACAGATTTAACTGCGGTGCGGAAGTTCATTAGCGGTGCTCCGTGGCGTGCAGTAGGCAGCGTTCAAGGTGATCTGATGGTGTCTGCAGGTTGATTGCGTCTACGTCTGGGCGCTTTGATAGCAGCCAGAACAGTAGCCGCGTCTGCCATGTCAGGTTGTACTGGTTCATTGGCGGCGCCTGTGAAACATCTTTGTCAGCTTTGCATTGAGCTTGATGATTTCATCAGCCCAACTACCAGCTTCGATTTCACCCTTTCCACTTTCAGGATCGACAAGGGTGTTGTGAGCATTTCTGGCTAGCTCATACAGCAGATCAAGTTCAACTGCATCGAACTGACAGACGTAGACGTGATCGTGCCTGTTGCTGCTGGTGCAGCTTGGATCGAGCTGCTTCATCGCTGAGCCTCCTGTGTGCCGCTATGGGTTGAACCGTGATGCCCGCTGGCTTCAATGCTGATCATGGCGAAGACTGATGCAGCAAACAGAAAGCAGATGAAGTTGTTGACGTAGCCGAGGGTTTTAGTAGCTGTTCCACGCGTCCGCCGACGGGACGTATTCGACGTGGAACGTCGCACCCGTGATGGTGCAGGATCGCTTGAGAAGGTCGAGCTTGTCGTAGGCGACAACTTCGAGAAATGCGGCAGAGCCGGTTGGGACGGTGCGTGTTCCAAGGTCATCGGTGATAGTGCAGAAGATTTCAAACATGGGTCAAGCTTGGTTGTAGCCATCAAACCACTCGCCATCTTTGCGAGTTTCAGGATTGCGGCACCATTGCTGTGCCTGCTCAAGGGTTAAACCGCGTTTGATTATCCGGTTGGGTTTGCTCAGGTTTGGGTGGTAAAAGCGGATGATGTTGTAGGTAGGCATGGTTCAGCGCAGCGCGAGTTTTTGAGCGACAAGCGTTTGAACCTGCTTCATCTGCTTGTTCACGGCACGCTTAGCTTTGGCGCAGGCTGCAAAATCACCGCGAGCGAAGCAGTGCAGATAATCGGTCTGGGCGTCTGAAAGCTGCTGTTTGGCAGCCTCCAAGTCTGCAAGGATCGTGTTCATCAGAAAGGCTGAGGCGGGGTAGCTGGGCGCCTCATGCAGTAATGATGCCAGGGAATCCGGTGGAAAGCAAGGGGAAACGCAGCGGATTTGCCGAAATCAGTCCGCACCATGCTTCAGCCCTGGGAACTGCCCGCCCTTGCTGCGCCCAGATTTGCCAGCCCGTCTGCGTCCTAGCCGCTCGTACTTCCGCTCGCTATCCTCCTGCGCTTGGACCACTGCCTCCTCGTATCCCGGTGGCGCCAGATCCGGTCGGCGCTGAAAAATGGCAGTCCAGTCCAAGTCGCCTAAAACGGCAGTTCCGTCAGCTTGAACGCGTCCCACGCGTCCACCCATGCCATCAGGCATTCGTCCGGCTCGTTCTGAATCAGTCTGCAGCGCCCCGGTCCGACGACCACGGTGTAGCAACCGTCCACCGTCAGCTTCGGGTGGTGATCGATCAGCATGGCAAGGTAGCCGCCAAGCTGCGCCTTAGCAGGCTTTCGCCTGTCCACCGCAGTTTCGTTGCCAACTGTTTTCAAGTCGCCCAAGATAACCTTCCCGTTCGGGCTACGCAGCAAAAAGTCGAAGCTGCCGCCGATCCCCTTTCGCGCATCGCATAGCCGGTACTCGACCGCCAGCGGTTCGGAATCACGCAGCAGCCAGCAGTCCTGCAGCGCCTGCGTCCACTCTTCGTACTCGGTTTCCGGCAGTTCCTGCCCGCTCAGCATCGATTCGCAGAACCCGTGAACCGCATTACCACGCGGCGCCCACAGGTGCTTGGTCCGCTCGAACTGTGCTTCCTGCTCAGGGCTGGTGCGGTTGGTGACCTTGGAGACGCTGAACGGCAGCCACCGCCCCTGGTAGCGGTAGCGATGCAAATCCTCGTAAAAGTCAAGCTCTGGGATGGGCGGCAGCAAGTTGGCAGGACGGCGTCGGCATGGCATTATGGCGCGGTTCCGCCTGGAAATCAACTCCCATGACCATCGGCAAAGGCATCTCCGTTGAAATTGACGAGACCATCCTCAAGCGTCTTGACGCCTACCGCCCTTCCTACACCACCCGAAAAGTGTTCATCAACCTGATACTCGACGCTGGGGTGTCAAAGATGGAAAAGGAACAAGCCACCGTGGCTGATTCCCTGCCACAATAAAAAACCCCGGCTGCGCGACCAGCCGAGGTTCAAGACCAAAAGCACGCGACCATCTTACATGACGAAAGAACAGTACGGAAGGCGACCAAAAGCCTTCTCGCTCATACCCAACGAAATCCTTGATACAGCGCCGGATTACCACATCGCAATGGTCTGGTGTGCTATCTGGCGGCACGGAAACGGCAGTGATGAGGGTTGTTGGGCATCCGTAGAACGGCTATCGAGGGTTTCTCGTATTGGGCGTGATCGCACCCGTGCGGCAATCAAATGGTTACGCGAACACGGCTGGCTCATAGCTGAGGAGCGCCCCGGTTTCACCACTAGATACCTCTGCACATTGGAGGGCGGCGTTACCGGGTCAGACGGCGCTTTACCCCTCAGCTCCACCGACAGGGCACCCCTACTGGACACCAGGACCCCTCCTGAGCACCAGAAGGGGCACCCCTCCTGGGCACCAGTAGGCGAACAAGATCCCCTTGAACAAGATCCCAACAGCCTTTCGTCTTCCGGTATTTCTGACGAAATACCTACAGACGAAGCTGCAAACGAGTTTTGCAGCAGTTTTTCCGATGGTTTCAGCCTGACCCCACCCAGCAGCCAGCAGCCGCCAAAACGGAAGCCACGCGCTAAGGGTGATGAGCAGTTCGAGCAGTTCTGGAAGCTGTACCTATCAGCCCCAGTTCGTGCCGCCAGCCAGTCCAAGCCCCGTGCGCTGCAGCAGTGGCAGAAGACAGTCCGGACCGAAACGCCCGCTTCCCTGCTGGAAGCATTGGAAACTGAGATCGCCCACCAGAACGCAGCCGCTGGCACTTTTGTCTGCCCGCTGCCCGACTGTTTCCGCTGGCTACGCGACGAGCGTTACAGCAGCGTTACCGACCGCCCAATCGCGCATGGCACCATCCCCGACGTGATCCGATGAAACTGTTCAACCCCGAAAGCAAAAACCACATCGTCTACGCCGTCCTCCCCAAAGCAGCCAAGGAAGGCACCGCCCCCGCGTTTCGCACTGTCGATGCCAGCGACTTTGAGGAGGCAGAGCGGAAGCTAGACAAGTTCCAGCTTCGCAACGCCTACCCCTACCCGCTAGGGCGCTACGACGAGTTCGGCAGGTACATGACCTACAAGCCGCCAGTCGAGGGCGGCACGCCCGGCAGGTTCGTCATCCACCCGTTCGCTGAGGAAGAGCGCAAGCGCGAGGAGGCGTTCGCCTGATGCCGCTAAAACGCCTGTCCACCGAGCACGGCGCACGCCAGCTCCTAGAACGACTGATCGCTGCTGGGCGCTGCACTATCGAAGATTTCGACAGCCCGCCACTAGGGCACAACAACCCAAGCGCCTACAGGAACCTGTTACGCGATCCTGAGCACTACGCCAACCCGCACGTTCAGGTCACCGATCCGCGTGATTTCCAGCCTGAACCCGACGAAAACCCACTCCCGTACTGAGATTTGACCGACAAACGCACCGCCGTCAAAGTCGGCTTGACCGCCGACGAAAACGCCCACATCACCCGCCAAGCCCAAGCCCTTGGCATGGATCGCTCCACCCTGATGCGTCTACGAGCCCTAGGCGACCCTGCAGTCGCTGCTAACGCCGCTGCAGCACCACTCACCCTGCAGACCTACCACCGCGCCGTACAGGCTGCCCTAGCCGCCTCCCGTGGCTGCGCCCCCCGCCCCATCATCGAAGCCATCGCCGCTGCTGTCATCAATGCCGTCCATGTCAAACCGCAAACGCCCGCTACCCGATCCGCAGGAGCTGCTCACACTGATGGATGACTACCTCACCGCCCTCTACCACCAACGCCATGACCCCACGCGACCGCCTGAACTCACTGGTGGAATCAGCCGCCACTTCCGTCCAGCCGACCTGCCATACGCTCGATGACGGCAGCGTTCGCGTTTGCATCGGCAACACCTGTGGCACCGTTTCATCGCACCATTTAGTTGAACCCAAAATCAACCAGTTACGGCGGGCTGCTGGCAACATTGACCACTAACCATCATTCATCTACGCTGTCGGCACAATTATCTGCCGCAGTTTGTGACCTCGATCAATAACCTGAAGGCTGACCATAAAAACGCCCGCAAGCGTACCGACCGCTCTGCTGAGCTAATCAAAGAGTCGCTCGAACGCTACGGCGCTGCACGCTCCATCGTCATCGACGAAGACAACCGTATCCTCGCGGGCAACGGCACCGTAGAAGGCGCTAAAGCAGCAGGCATCAAAAACGTCCGCATCATCGAAACCGAAGGCGACGAAATCATCGCCATACGACGCACCGGCTTATCCGAAGATGAAAAAGTAGGCTTAGCCCTGGCAGATAACCGCACCTCCGATCTCAGCGAGTGGGATCAGGAAATGTTGCATCGTCTCTCAGAGGACCATGATCTGTCCCCATGGTTTGACGAAGGAGACCTTGCTGAGCTGATCCCCTCCGAAGACTTAGAAGAACTGAGTGATGCGCAAAACAAACAAGAAGACGCATCCAAGCTCTCTGATCGTTTTGGCATCGCACCCTTTACCATCCTCAACGCCCGCGAAGGCTGGTGGCAGGAACGCAAGCGTCAGTGGATCGCCCTCGGCATCCAGTCAGAAGTAGGCAGAAAAGGCAACCTGCTAGGTATGTCGGATACTCTGCTTGAGCCAGATCAAAAAACAAGGGAACTAAAAGCACTAATGAAAGATGCCGGCACCATGATCGGCAGCATTCATCTTCTCCCTAACTACTATGACCGCAAAAATCAAAACTGGACAGACGATCAAATCGTTGAGGAATATCTAGCCTCCGGCAGCAAGCAAGCTGGCACGAGCATCTTTGATCCAGTCTTGGCTGAGCTTTCCTACCGCTGGTTTTCGCCCGAAAACGGCATCATCCTTGACCCCTTTGCTGGCGGCTCCGTTCGTGGCATCGTTGCCGCCAAAACCAACCGTCAGTACATCGGCTGCGATCTCCGCCAAGAACAGATCGACGCCAACCGCGAGCAAGCAGCCACCATTACTCCAGATAACCAACCAATCTGGCACTGCACAGACTCCCGCAACATCGACCGAGTCTGCAAAGGCGTACAAGCTGACATGATCTTTTCTTGTCCTCCCTACGCAGACCTAGAGGTTTATAGCGACGACCCTAAAGATCTCTCAACCCTGCCCTACGACGACTTCGTTGCCTCCTACCGCGAAATCATCGCCAAAGCTTGCTCCCTTTTAAAACCAGATTCCTTTGCCTGCTTTGTCGTAGGCGACGTACGCGATAAAAAAGGCAACTACTACAACTTCGTAGGCGATACAATCCAAGCCTTCATCGACGCTGGGCTTTCATACTACAACGAAGCGATCCTCGTTACCCCAGTAGGCACCCTTCCCCTTCGCGCTGGTAGAACCTTCGCCGCAACTCGCAAGCTAGGTAAAACACACCAAAATGTCCTAGTCTTCCTCAAAGGCGATGCACGCAAAGCTGTAGCACGGTGCGGTGAATGCGACTTTGGCGAAATCGACGCCGCAGATGAGTTCGGTGATGTAATGGACCCTGAAGCAGACAATGCCGATTCCTGATCCTGTCGTTCAACTCATAGACAACATCTATGTTGTCCGCGATGATTTTATCCCTGGCGGAACCAAACGTTGCTTTGCAGATAAACTAATCCGCAACCATCAAGAAGTTGTCTACGCTTCCCCCGCTTACGGGGGCGCTCAAATTGCCATCGCTCACGCAGCTAAAGAATGTGGAGCCAAAGCCACTATCTTCTGCGCCAAACGCAACAAACCACACCCACGCACCATCGAAGCCTACAAAGCAGGTGCCAAAATAGTTCAAGTACCATCCGGCTACCTATCAAACGTCAAAGCCAAAGCAAAGGCATACTGTGAAAAAACAGGCGCTACCCTCCTCCCCTTTGGTTTAGAAACTAACATCGCCTTTGATGCAATCGCACAACGCGCTCGCCTAGCACAACAGCAAACTGGACCCCTAGACGAAGTCTGGTCCGTCGCCGGCTCAGGCGTTCTAACACGTGGACTACAACTTGGCATCAAAGCACCTTCATTCCATGCTGTACAAATAGGTCGCACTCTCAAGCCGCAAGACGTCAAAGAAGCAAAAATCTACATCCACTCCCTAGATTTCTCTGAAGACGCCAAGCTAAATCCTCCCTTCCCTTCCTGTTCCAACTATGATGCAAAAGCATGGGAGTTTGTTAAAAAGTACTCCAAAGGTCGAGTGCTGTTTTGGAACGTGATGGCCTAAAACAATGCCAGCAAAAGGTTCTACTCAAGTCCAAAAACAAATGCGGATCAACCGCATCGCACGCCTTCTGGCAAACGGCGCCACACGTTCTGAGTGCCTGCAGTACGGCGCAAATGAGTGGGGGCTAGCCACGCGTCAAATTGACCAGTACATCCATGATGCCCGCGAGGTTCTAAAGGCAGACTGGGACATTGATCGCAAAACATTTGTTGCAGAGCTGCTGTCCCAACTAGCGACACTCCAAAAGGAAGCCAGGAAGAGTAACCAGCCGCACGTTGCTCTTGGGTGCATCAATACTGCGGCACGCATTGCTCGGGTTTTTGAGTGAGCATCCTTGACGTGCTGCCAGGGGGAACTTTGTTGGAGGAGCCACAAATGGCTACCTCTGACAAAGATTGGTCCCCCCTAGCTAAGCAGCTATACGACAGCCTTACCGTTCCACAGCGTGTTGTATGGGATAGCGACGAGCGGTTTAAACTGCTCTGCTCTGGACGGCGCTTTGGTAAAACCTACCTTTGCATCGCTCGCCTTGTCGCCTGGGCAATCCAAAACCCCGGCAGCCTGAACTGGTACGTCACGCAGAACTATAAATCAGCCAAGCAGATTGCATGGCGGCAACTTCGCGCAATGGTGCCAACCGATATCTACGTCAAAAAGAACGAAGCTGAGCTGAGCGTCGAGTTAGCCAACGGCAGCATCATTGCTCTGAAAGGCGCAGAAAATGCCGACAGCCTTCGCGGCGTCAGCCTGAGCAGTTTGATTGTTGATGAGGCTGCTTACATCAAGCAGGAAGCATGGGAGATGGTTTTGCGTCCGGCGCTATCCGATCAAGGTGGTCCGGCTTGGTTTATCACCACACCATCAGGCTTGAACTGGTTTCATGATTTATGGGAACAAGCAGAGGAGCAGGAAGATTGGCGGACGTTTAGCTACACCACAGTTCAAGGCGGCAACGTCCCACCTGATGAAATCGAGGCAGCGCGGCGCACGCTAGACGAACGCACCTTCCGCCAGGAATACTTAGCCTCTTTCGAAACCCTATCCGGTCGCGTTTACCCTGACTTCAGCGACGACAACGTCACTGACAATGCCAAAGACACCGGTGGAGAAATCTATTGGGGAACTGACTTTAACGTTAGTGTTATGGCTGGCGTGCTGGGCAGTCGTGTCGGTGACACTCTGCATATCTGGGATGAACTAGCCGTCAACCAGTCCAACACCGATGAAGTGTGCCAGCTCCTAAAAGCACGCTTCCCGGATCGCCGCATCGTCGCCTACCCAGACCCGACAGGCTCCGCCAGGAAAACTAGTTCTGCCGGCAGGACTGACCACGACATCATCCGCCGCTACGGCTTCCAATGCATCAGCCCCAAAGCACCGTGGGCAGTAAAGGACAAGATCAACGCGACCAACTGGATGATCCGCACCGCTGATGGGCACCTAAAACTGTTCGTCCACCCGCGCTGCAAGCACACGATCAAAGCCCTGAAGAACGTGACCTACAAACAGGGCGCCGATGATTACGTCATCGACAAGGCAGCAGGCATCGAGCACTGGACTGACGGCTTGGGCTACCTGATCCTTGGCGCTTTCAATCCGCTGTATGAACGCGCTGGCAAAGGCACTGGCATCCGGGTATACTAAGCAGCGTTCGGTTCAAACCCTACTCATGCTCACCGGCTCTGAACTACTCGCCAAAGTCAAAGAACTCAAGGATGCCAGCAAAACTGAGCTGGTCCGCGAGTGCGGTTACCTCAAGGGCGAAAAACTCTGCTTCACCCAGTTTTACGAAGCACTCCTCGAAGCAAAAGGTTTTGAGCTGAAGTCCTCCGCCAAGCGCGGTCGCAGCCTGACCTACAAAACCAAAGTGCAGTTCAACGGCAAACTGTCCATCGGTGAAGGCTACGTTCAGGAAATGGGTTTCAAGCCCGGCGATGAGTTTGAGATCAAACTCGGTCGCAAGTCTGTTACCCTCTCTGCTGCTAACAGCGAGCAACCTGTAGCTGCTTAAACTGATCCATAGCCTGCGCGATAAAACTGGTGTACTCCGGCTTCGCTCATTACGACCGCCAACTGACCAGTCGCGTCGCGCAGGTCAATGATCCCAACTCTGCTTGGCGTAACCAAGAACCACACTGGGTTCTGATCGAGGATCTGATCGGTGGCACCTATGAAATGCGCCGCCGCCATCGCCGTTACCTCCCGCAAGAACCACGCGAGCTAGACGAAAGCTACGACAACAGGCTGGCACGCTCAGTGCTGGCACCGTATTACGTCCGGCTTGAGCGAATGCTCGCTGGCATGTTGACCCGCAAGCCAGTCAGGTTAAACGATGTATCTGATCTGGTACGCGAGCAGCTTTTTGACGTAGACCTGCTCGGCAACGACCTTAACGTCTGGACCTATGAAACCGCACGCAAGATGGTGCGTTACGGGCATGTTGGCGTGCTTGTGGATGCACCTGCTAGTGGTGAAAACGGAAGACCGTATTGGGTCAGCTATACGCCGCGTGACATCCTAGGCTGGCGCACTGAACTGAAAGATGGGCAACAGCAACTCAGCCAGCTTCGCCTAATGGAGCGTGTAGTTGTGCCCGATGGATTGTATGGAGAAAAGGAAGTCGAGCAGGTACGCGTCCTAACTCCGGGTGGTTTTGAAATCCATCGCCGTGATGAAAAAACCAGTGGCTTTGAAATCTTCGACAGCGGCACCACGACGCTAGATGAAATCCCCTTCAGTGTTGCTTACGCTAACCGCATCAACTTCATGGAATCACGCCCGCCGATGGAAGACATCGCGGAGCTAAACCTGAAAGGATATCAAATCCAATCTGACCTAGACAATCAGCTTCACATCTGTGCCGTGCCGATGCTGGCATTCTTCGGCTTCCCATCCGCTGCCGAGGAAGTATCAGCCGGTCCTGGTGAAGCCATCGCCTTTCCATCAGAAGGACGGGCAGAGTACATCGAACCCAGCGGCAACAGCTTTGAAGCCCAGTTCAAGCGCCTAGAACAAATTGCCTATCAGATCAACGAGCTAGGTCTATCTGCTGTGCTAGGTCAAAAGCTATCGGCTGAAACCGCCGAGGCTAAACGCATCGACCGTAGTCAAGGTGACAGCACCATGATGGTCATCGCGCAGAACATGCAAGACATGATCGACAACTGCCTGACTTATCACGCTCAATACCTCAACATCCCCGAGGCTGGCAGCAGCTACGTTAACCGCGACTTCCTAGGCTCTCGCCTTGAACCGCAGGAGATCCAATCACTGCTGGCGCTTTATACCGCTGGCACCATCACTCAGAAGACACTGCTCGATCAGCTCAGCGAAGGCGAAGTCCTAGGCGATGACTTCGACGTAGAGGAAGAGCTAGAAGCTACGCAAAACGGTGGACTGATCGAAATGGATCAACCTGAGCCACGGGCAATGCAACAAATGCCTGAGGAATCGTCAGACGACGAAGACGAAGAAATGCCAGAAGAATCTATGGACGACGAAGACGAAGAACAAATCCCGGCATGATGTAACCATGCTGATGTGGCTGATGATGGGCGCCTTCAAAAAACCACGCAAGCAGCAACTGTCTTGCGTGCAGGGCACATTGCCGCCTGAT